CCTAGAGACAGGGAGTTTAATTATTCTGAAGTGACAATCTATTTAGGATTAATAAGTTTTAAAATAATGTACTAATGGAAGGACTAAATATAAAGAACGGCAGACTTGTAAACGAAAGACCTAATGGAATGACAGGTATTCAAGAGGCTGCAAATATGAAAAGAATTATTACAGAGAACCGCAAGATTAAGATGATTGCAGATGGAATCGAAAGAGCGGAATCTATGAAGACATTTAGAGGACTTCTCTAAATATTTAGTTTTATGTTGGTCAATGTTAAGGTAGCTTCGGCTACCTTTTCTATTTCTGGTACTTCAGGAAGCACATTAAATTTTACTCCAACAGATGATAATTACATTATCTGTGTCGTTATTGTAATGATAGTGTCGATAGTGTGTCGATTTTGCGACGTTTAGTTTGCTGATTATCAGGGCCATGTCGATAATGTCGATTTTATCTCTTAATTTTAATAATAATAATAATAATAATAATAGATAATAATATATATATATATAAGGGAAATTTTTTTTCGACATTTTTATATCTAAATAAAATGTTTTAACTTTGAATCAAATTAAATTTAATCATGGAACAGGGAGGATACACACCAAAGGAGCTACACTTTGCTCAAAGCGGACAAGAAAAACTTATTAGCGGTATAACCAAGATGGCAGATGCTGTAAAGAGCACGCTAGGTCCAATGGGTAATACTGTTATTATAGAATCACCAGAACATACTCATGGAATAACTGTGACCAAGGATGGTGTAACTGTAGCTAAGTCTATTGCACTTATAGACCCAGTAGAAAATTTAGCGGTAAGGATGATGCGTGAAGCGGCAGACCGAACGGCGACCCTTGCGGGTGATGGTACTACTACGGCGATAGTGCTTACAGAGGCGTTAGTACGCTCGGGTATGTCTCGTATTACTCCGATGGACAATAAGACTGAAATATTGCGTGAGCTTTTATCTGAGACGAAAGACCTTATAAAGAATTTAAATAAAAAGAGTAGAAAGGTTACCAAGAAGATGCTGGCAGATGTGGCTACTATATCCGCCAACAACGACAGTACTATTGGTAAAATTATTGCCGACACTTATAACAAGGTTGGAGAGAATGGGATTGTGACAGTGGAGCGGTCTCAGACCTCAGATACTTATAGCGAGACCACCGATGGGCTCAAAATAGACAGAGGGTATAGTTCTAACTTGTTTATCAATAATCAGAAGAAGGATGAGTGTGTGCTAGAGGATGTGCATATCCTTGTATCGGATGCGGAAATAACAAACCTTCTCACGATAGAGAATATATTAAAGCCCATTATACAAGATGGCAAAAAATTACTAATAGTAGCGCCTTGTTCTACCAACGTCATAAACACCCTTGCGGCGAATGTGATGAAGAACAACTTGAAAATTTGTAACATAACTCCACCCTCCTTTGGTTACAAACAACATGAACTTATGCAGGACATAGCCCTGACAGTTGGTGCTACTTATTTTTCAGAAAAGACAGGAGACGATTTAAGCATCGTGGAGTTTAAAGACCTAGGCCATGCCGCTAAGGTTATTGTAGGCAAAGATTCTACTATAGTTATAAAAGATAACAAAGAAACTGAGGACAATGTACAGGAGCGAGTAAAACAATTATGGGAGGCCCATGACCTGGCTAAGAAGAAGGGAGATAAAGATTTTATATTGTCGAGAATTGCATCGCTTACAGGCGGAATTGGTGTTATTTATGTTGGCGGTAACACCGACCTAGAGCAGAAAGAACTTTATGACAGAGTTGATGATGCAGTCTGTGCGGTGCGCTCGGCTTTATTAGAAGGAATCCTCCCCGGTGGAGGTCTGGCGTTGTATGAATTTTACAATCTATATAACCTAATCGCTAATAATGAGAAAATAAATAAATCTAAAAAAATTGCTTGCGCAATTTTAGCTGACGCACTTCGTGCGCCAATTACTCAAATCCTTCGAAACGCAGGTCTTGAACTAGATAGTGTTTACAATTCAGAAGAAACACTTGCTTACACCAGGGGATTTGATGTAAAGAAAAGAGTTTATGGTGATATGTATAAGATGGGGATTATTGACCCAATGAAGGTAACCAAGAGCGCGCTTCAAAATGCAGTGTCGGTTGCTATTACTATTTTATCTACTAATGCTATAGTTACCATGGCAAGAAGTTATGAGCAAAAATAACGAAATGCAAAAGGAGTGGATGTCCTTGATAAAATACTATGGAATATTACCCATAAGCATTTACTTTAAGGATTATGAAACTTATAAGATGATAAGAGAGGATGTTAGTTATAAGGAGTTATTTAATGAAATAGCTTTTTTAGAAAGTGAACTTTAATTATGAACTGGCAGGAAATAATTACTGTAATTATTGTGTGGGAAATATTAAAAAATATATTTAAAACTATATAACATGAATGAAGAAGATTTTAGATATTGGCAATTTAATAAAGCACTAGACGATGAGACCTGTAAACGTATTTTAGATTTAGGAGCAAATAAATTTAAAGACGCAACAGTCACTAATAATGTTCTTAATAAAGATATTAGAGACTCTTCTGTTGTTTGGATGAACGAACAATGGCTATATGATTTAGTTTTTTCTTATATGCGTTCAGCTAATTCAAACTCTGGTTGGAATATAGATGTTGATGCCGCAGAAAGTATGCAGCTAACTAAATATAAAAAAAAAGGGTTTTATGGATATCATAAAGACGCTTCAGGATTTCGGGCTTATAATGACCCTGGCAACAAATTTTTACATAATAAAACAAGAAAGCTATCAATGACAGCTCTACTTAATGATGAATTTGAAGGAGGGGAGTTTGAATTTTATAACCTACCTGCATTAGAAATGAATAAGGGGGATATTGTTTTTTTTCCTTCTTTTGAATATCATAGAGTAAAACCAGTTTCAAAAGGTGTACGTCACTCTTTAGTAACTTGGTTCGTAGGACCTAAATACAAATAACATGAAACCAATAGGAATAAACATTGTAATCAAAACCATTGAGGAAGAAATTAAAACCTCATCAGGATTATTGTTATCTTCAGAAGATGCTAACCAGCTAAGATACAAAAAAGGAAAAGTAGTAAAACCAGGGACAGATGTTACTGTGATATCAGAAGGGGATGAAATATATTATGATAAGAGAGCTGGATATACCATGCTTATCAATAATGAACCTTATACGATTATTTCTCAGAACGATGTCGTTGTTGTTTTATAAACTCGTTCATCTCTATTATCATGTTGCGATACACTTTATCGGAGTATGATACATTTTTAGCAAACATAGGATTTGAAGTTTGAGAGGTAGGTATCTCTTTGCCCTCTAGCTTATCATATATAGATTTTATTACTCGTTTAGTTTTGTAAGATAGACAGTAGACGGCTTTTCTCCCTCTATGTCCTTTACGGAAAACTTCTATCCACCCCTCTTGCCTTAACTTTTCAAATCTATTTTTATTCCATCCCAATAGATTATTGAAGTCTTGGAATCTTCCTTTGTCAAAATATTGCTCCGACCTTAAAAAAAGTAGCATATCTAGCTCTTGAGCGTTCAGACCATACTTAGCTTTTATAAAGTATCGAACTACTCTCCAGTACTTTAGGTAATCAGATTTCATTGAATTTAATTTAGTAAATTTGTACAAAGATATTTATAAAATACCTATGGAAAAAAATACACACAAAGAAATAAGACACTACGCAGGAGCGGCAGGAATTTTTTTAGTTGTAGTTGGACTGTTATTGTTTCTGTCTTTTAATCAAATACCATCTGACAACAAGGATTTGTTTGTTAGTATCGTAGGGGTTATATCAGGTTCATTGTCAGTAATTTTATTTACTATCATTGGTCGTAACCCAAACGAAGTTCAAGAACTTAAAAGCGCAAATGAAAAACTTGAAGGTCAAGTTACTCAACTCATCCAACAAAAAGATGAGCTTGAAGGAATGTTAATTGAAATGCAAAAAGAGATAGTAGACAAACTTTCTATCGCTGGAGTGTATTTTGAATTAAAAGATAAAAAACAATAAAATGGCAAAGAAAACAATAGACCCTAGTACATTTGTTTTTAGAGACACTACAGTAGAGAAGTTTCTAAAAAATATGGATGCTAAAAACAAACCAGGGAAGAAAAGAAAAAAACCTTTTGAAGGTCCTATGGGGACTGGATTTAAAACAAAGAAACCTAAAACAACAGCTTAATTATGCCTACAGTAGGAAAGAAAAAATTTGCTTATACCAAAAAAGGTAAAGCAGCAGCAAAAAGTTACGCGAAGAAAACTGGCAAAAAAGTAAAGTCTAAGTATTAATGGCTAAGTCAGGAAGAACGAAGAAGAAAGGTAACAAGATATGTCCAGCAGGAATAGCCTGGGCAAAGCGCACCTTTGATAAATATCCGTCTGCTTATGCAAACATGGCGGCAAGTAAATATTGTAAAGACCCTAACTATGGTAAAAAATAAAATGGATTATAACGGCATAGGCTTTTCAAATAAAAATATTGACAAGCTAACCAAGAAGCAAAAGTATATCGCTAAACAATCTGGCAACCCTAATAAGATTGAGAGTTCTGATTTTAAAGCTCTGAGAAAAAAATAATGGGAGAAGAAATAAAACGACTAGAAGAATTAAAAGAAAATACATCGGATTTTGGAGAGCAAATGGAAATAGCAGACAAGATTCATAATATTAAAATGAAAATGAACGGCACAAGACCGTCAGACTCTTTTATAGAGTGTGTAGGTTGCGGTTCTTAAATTTAGCATATGGGAGAGTTAAAAAAATGGCGCGACCAGAAATGGGTTCGTATCGGAACGGATGGAAAGATTAAAGGGTGCTTGCGGTACGAGCAAGAACAAAAAAAATCCTGACCGATGTCTTCCTTTAGCTAAAGCTAAAAGATTAAGCAGGCGAGCGCTTGCTGCTACAGCCAGAAAAAAGAAAGCTTCTGGCGGTAAAAAACAATTTGTAAGTAATACTAAAACAGTTAAAAAAGCATGAGCACAATACCAGTAGGAACAAAATTTCACGGAGTAGCATCTAGTGTAGACACAGTAGATAGAGGGTCTGCTCTTATAGACACATTAAGAGAGGCATATACTATAGACGATATTGCTTCTTATACATATACAGGAACAACGGCCACTTTAGAGCCTGAGTTTATGACTGTAACCCCAGGAGGAGCTTCCACTATAACAACTACAAAAAATATCGTAGACCTTACATGGGTTGGAGGTTCAGGAACTCACACATTAACCTTACCTTCAGCAGCAGAGATACCTTATCGTTTTTTAAGAATAGTAAACGATTCTACAGTAGTAGCATCAGACAAAGTTGATGTTGCCGCTCCTGTTGGTGAAACAATTGATGGAGCTGCAACTTATGAAATAAACAAACCATTTAATGGTATTGCTGTTTGGTCTGATGGTTCAAACTGGATAGTCATACAAGCAAAATCAACCTAATGGCGGATAAAAGTAAAATGAAATGTAACCGAGTAGTTGCATCGGATAGAGCGGGTAAAAAGAAAATGGTAAAAGCTTGTGAGGGTGGAAAAGAAAAACTTATTCACTTTGGAGCAAAAGGCTATGGTCACAACTATTCTTCTGCTGCTCGTAAATCTTTTAGAGCAAGACACAAGTGTAGTTAGGCAAAATCAAAAATGTCTGCACGCTACTGGGCTTGTAAAAAATTATGGGCAGGAGCAGGCGGTTCTACCAAGAGTTCACCAAAAAGTAGACAAGGAAAATATTAGTATATTTGTAGAATAAAATTTTAAGGATGAAAAATCAAGGTTATAATTCAAGACTAGACGAATCTTTAGGAGCTCGCAACGGAAAAAAATCTCAATCTATGAAAGATAGAAGAGACGAAAGCAAGTCCATGTCAAAAAAAATGTATGGTCATGCATACGGAGCTGACAAAGGGATGGAGTATAGGAGTGATAATTTACATTACAAAACCCATAATCACTTAAAATAATATGAGAAAATTAGCAGCGTGGCTTGTAAAGGCCGCTAATTGGATTAGCGATTTTTGGAATCAATGTAAGTGTTACTGGAATAAAGGATTATTATTTATTTCATTCAAAACAAAAAAATGTGATAACAAATTATGTACTTGTAAAAAATGAAATCAAAAGGTCTCGGAGATACGATACATAAATTTACTAAAGCCACAGGCATAAAGCGCGTGGTAGATACAGTTGCAAAAGCAACGAATACCGATTGCGGATGCGATGGTCGCCGCGATTCTTTAAACAGATTAATACCATATAAAGATTAAAAATGGCATATCAAAAGTTACAAGCAGGAAGAGCAGCATCGGTAACTCCAAGCGATACAGCAAGCATACCTAGTGTTTCGGGAGGAACAAACAATGGTTGTGTTTTATATGTTGGCAGCGCTGGAAATTTAAGAGTTCAGACAGTTGGAGGAGATGACGTTACGTTTAACAATATTAATACTGGAGCATTTATTCCTGTACAAATTGTAAAGGTATATGCTACGGGAACTACCGCAAGTAATATACTTGCATTGTGGTAAAATATAAGCGATGGGATTAGTAAATTGGATAGCAATATCGATAACATCAAACCTGATTTCACAGGCCCCTCCTATCGGAAG